CGGTCCATCTGCAGCTCCACGGCCTGCAGCTCGTTGTTCCAGTTGCGGTTGAAGGTGCCGGTGATCTGGTCACGGTTCACCGCCCGCGCGCCGCTGGTGGTCAGCGTGGGGATGTACATGGTCTTGCCCATGCCAGGGCGGTACAGCGTGGAGTTGGGGGACGCCCAAATCGCGCCAAAGTAGGACAGATACGGATACGCCTGGGCCAGCGCGCGGCTGTACTCAGCAGCGTAATTCACAGGAGCCTGAGAAAAAGGCATGTTCATTTCTCCTTTCGGTCATTTCTTGTCGGGAACGAATCCCCAAGCCTTGGCGAAGCCGCTCACCGCGCCTTCGTCGCCCTTGGGCATGCTGCCCTCAGTGGGCGCTCCGAAGGTGGGTTTCTGGCCCGCCGGTGCCTGGGCTGGCGTGAAATACTCCTCGTAATTCTCGCGGATGCCCTTCAGTTGTTCCTCGACGGATTTCGCGCCGTCCGCGCGGTCGATCATGCCATAAACCGTCTCGAAGAACTTGGGTTTCACGTCCGCATACTCCTTGGAGCCTCGCGCCGTCTGCATCTGCTTATAGGCGTCATACTCGCCCTGCAGTGTCTTGTATGCGTCGCTCTCCTTGGGGTCGGGCGCCTTGTATCCCTTTTCCCACTCGGTCTTGGCATTGGCAAGCGCTGTTTCCTGAGCCTGGGCCGCCGCGCCCTTGGCGATGTACCCATCGTCAAGCGCACGCCCGTATAGGCCGAAAACCTGTTCCGTTCGCTGCTCGGGGGTAAGGCCCTCGTTGTTCATGATGTCGTTCAGCGCTTTGCGGGTGAAAATATTGCTCATACTCCTCCTTTATGCGGCCTGATAGAGTGATAGGCCGATGCGTGTTTGTCGCCCCGCCGGGCGTGATGGTATGAAAAAACCGCCATGACGGCGGTTCGATCATCACTTCTTTTTCTTCGCCGGTTTGGCGGCCTCATACGGGTTCGGGATCTCCTGCCCGCACTTCAGGCAGAAGAAAACACAGTTGGTGCATCTGAAAATGCTGTGGTCGCAGGTCATCGATATTCACTCCTTCTTTTAATCAAACGTTCTCGAACCATTCGTTCATCCTGTCGCGTGTCTCGGTCGGGAATGTCGCCGGGTCGTAGCTGTCCTTGGGCGGGAACGATGCGTTGACCGGAGTATACTCGCGGTTTTTTCGCCGCGCCCGGCCCGTCTCATCACAAAACGCCTGTATCTTTTTGCCCGCTTCGTTTACCCTACTCTGTTGGGCCTTGATCTCGTCAGCGGTTGCGCCTTGCTCTTTGAGCGCGGCCAGTTTCAGTCGTTCCTGACGAATCCCGCGTTCGAGTGCGCGCTGTTGCTGGCTCTCTTTGTATGTCTTCTCGTTGTCCTCCTCGTCCTGCGGTTGCCCCCGCAGCGTGGAAAACCCGGGAATGAAAGCCATAGGGTAATGACCGCAGTTGATGCCGAATAGGCCCGCCGGTTGCCCGCGTGAAGTCTCGCTTTCCGAATATGCGTGAATCGTGTTCCCGTCCAAATCCTGCACGTCTATGGCCGGGCCCTTGTTGATTATTTTCCCCTGCCATGGGTAGCATAGCGGGCGCGCGCCGTTGTGGCTGCTCACCTGATATGTGTCGACGCCGTATTCCTCGCAGCGCTCGAATACTGCCTCGTTCGCCGTATTGTGCAGCGTCGTCCGAATGTCCATGGCCACATATGCCTCGGGTGACCAGTGCCGCCCGGCGTGATCGACGAAACCGGTCAGCCCGTTGTCGCACATTTTCTGAACCGCGTCATGCATCGCCTGATTCCATGACGACACGCCCATGATCGTTTCGCCCGCAGCGACGTTTACGAACTCCTGCGTGAGCTGGATGCGGTTCACGATGTCGCTGACCGTGGCCTGATATGCCGCCTGCGTCGATTCGAGCATGACTGTATTCACGAGGTTCAGCTTATCGGCGCTCTGCTTGTAGTACGATCTGAATGCCTGCATCTGGTTCGGTGTCAGTGTTGGCTCAATGGGTGCCTTAGACGTCAGGCCCGCTTTTGCCGCGCGCTGAAGTGCTGGTTCTTCGTCCTTCAGCGCATCCATGATCGCGCTTTCGAGCGCTTCCTGTAGTGCCGCGTCTGCGCCGCCGAGGCTGCTTGCGATGATCTCGACAGTCTCTTTGTTGATCTGGCCCATCTGGGCCAGCATCCTGACCTGATACTCGAAAAGCTCGCGCGGCTCTTTGCCCTTGTTGATGTACGGGAAATATCGTGCGAGATTCAGGATTATCCTGTCGGTCACGCCCTCATATACTTCCGCAATGGCCCACCCCAGCTCGTCAAGGTAACGCGGCCTCATTTGTTACTCTCCCGTCCCGCCAAACAGGCGCGTTATGTCAACGGCGTTACCTGTGCCCTCGCTCCGGATCCTTTCAAGCTCTGCCTCGGCCTGTTCTGGTGTCAGGCCCTGACCGTATTTCTTGTCCGTCATGAAGGTATATTTGCTCAACAACCCCGCGCCGACCAGCATCACGCCCTCGTTGATGTTCGTCTGCCTGTCCTGAGTCACTCCGTCATCGAATACAACGTTGACGTGATAGCCGCCCGCCGCAAGCGCCGAGATTTTTTGCCCCTCGAAGTCCATGTCGTAGAGGATCGCGATGTCGATGATGTTCCGAACCATATGCTCAATCGCTGGCCTAATCTGGTTCTGCACCGTCTTGATGGTCTTATACGTCTTGCTGTTCTCGCTGACCACCTCAGTCGCGGTCTTTACGCCGCTGTGCTGATCGAACGAGAACGTTGACGCGCTGAAGCCGACCTGAAGGCACAGGATGGACAAAAACGCATTCAGCGCGGCGACGTGTTCCTCGACCCTGATTTCGACGCTGTTGTCTATGATCTTCAGATCGTTCGGGTCGTCACTGGCAAGCGCTTCATACGTTTCATCGGTCGCGTCGAAGTACCGCCTGAGCGCGCCGGTCTGCGGGTCGACGATTGTACGCACGGCCCGCGCCGGGACGATGATCCGTTTCTTGCCCAGCCTGAACTCGCGCACGAACGAATCATAGCAGATGTCCAGCGCGTGGAGCGTTTCGAGGGCGTTGCCGTATATGCTCACGCCCAGCGGGCTATTGTCGTCGATGTTGTTCGCAATCGGCGTCCTGAAGTATGAGAATAGCGAGTCCTCGACCGGGATCTCCGTCCGTTCATCCAGATATGGGTAGATGTCCGCGAGGGGCCATCGCACGCCGAGGATGTCCTGATCGCTCCCCGGAACGCCGCCCTTCTGCATCTCGCTTCGGTACAGTTCGTTCGTTACGACATATGTCGTACCGTCCCATTTATGCCACTCGAGGCGGGTGTAATAATATCCGGCCTTCGCTTTGCGCGAGATGAAAACGCCCTCGGTCACGCGGGCATTATCCCACGCAATCGGGATGAACTGATCGGCCATACAATATCCGAGTCTGATCGCGCCGGAGCCCGGGATCTCGTTTCCCTCGTCGTCGTGCCGCGCTTCACGCCAGACCTTAATCGCAGCGCCGCCCAGTGCGAGGGCCTGCTCGATTAGTTCCTGCATCTTTTCGCTGAACGCGTTCTCCGTCAAAACCTGATTGACAAACGCGCCCAGCGGGTCTGGGTTCTCGTCGGTGCTTTCGCGCCCGTCCATTGTGACGTTCACTTCGCACTCCTCGCCCCAGACGAGCGAGGCCAGCTCCGCGCAGATCGCCTTCGCGGTATTCAGCCTGAACAGTTCGCGCTCGCCCTTCGCGTTGGCGATGGTCGGTGCCTTGACGATATGCCATGGCTTGTACAGTCCACGGTACAGCCATTTCCAGACGAATATGCCGAACTCGTAAAACTGCGAAAAAGCCGGGACGCCGCCCAGCTCAAAAACTGTCCTGAAGCTCCGGGCGATGCCCGCTTCAGCCGCACCACGCTGCATTATGCGCCGCCCCCATTCTTTGACTTTGTTTATCCATTGCATGGTCATCTCCACCCCTCAATGAGGATCGGGATTTCGCGCTCAAAGCCGTACTCCATCGCGTCGAGCGAGTCGATGTTTGTTGTTCCGTCATCGAGCCGCACGTCCTCTGTC